CGCCGACACTCAGCGCCGTGCCCGCCCCCCGCATAACAGCGGAGATCGCCGGACCTCCCCAAGGGATAAAGGCTGCAGGGACAGACAACAGGCTGAGGGCCTTACCTGCAAGTTGCGGAGCCTTAAATGCTGCAACGCTACTCGCCAGTGACCCGGCTACAGCCCCCGTCGCGGCGAGCGGGTCGTCAGCCGCATCCCCAAACCCACCTATCCCCGATGCGTTAGCTTCCTCAATGCTCCGCCCATAGCGCTGCAGGGCATTATCTTGCCCTATGCCAGGGAGATCAGCTGCGAGCTGCCCTGCCCCAGAAAGCACTGACCCATACAGCGCCTGCGGAGCACGCACAAGCTCGCCCAACAGGCCAGGCTTTTGCTGGACAACAGGAGGCGCTACTACAGGTGCAACCTGCAGATTGCGCAGCTGCCCTACAGTGAACCTATCCTGCAGTTTAGTGTCAGCCATGTCTCATGCTGCTACTGCGTAGGAAAAAGCTGGAGGCCGCCTGGCTGCAGCTGCTTCAGCGTAGCCTCCACCTGCGCCCGCTGTTCCGGACTCAGCGCAGTCCCGTCCGAGTTTAGTCCAGTCGCAAGCATCCTGCCAAACTGTGCCTTCAGCTGGTCAACAGTGACTGGCTTGTTGGCGTCCCGAGTAAGCCCAAGCTGCGCTGCAGCTACAGCCCCCTGCGCCTGGCGCTCAGCCGCCTCCCTGGCGGTCTGGGCCTGCAGGAAGTTACCTTCCCGATTAACCCTTTGGTTATCTCGCGCAATAATCTCTTGCAGGAGGTTACCCTCACGATTGACATTCTGATTCCCGAGGTTGGACTCAAACTGTAGATCATCCCCCCGCGCACGTACGTTCTGGTCGCCAAGGTTCGACAAGAACCCTGTGTCAATCCCGTACCTGGCTGTGTCTGCTTGTAACTCGTCACCAACACCCTGAATGACGTTGCTGCCAGCAGCCTGCGCCAGCGGGCCAAGTGCTCCCAGCGCTGCCAGGGTGCCCTTCCGAGCAAACAGCTCACCGTACGATCCGGGCGTCTGCTGCGCCTGGCGAATGATCTGCTGGAGCATGCTGTCCAGCTGCTGGCTGCGCGCCTCTGCACGCGACGACGCCCCCTGTGGCCGCGACGACTGTGCGCCAGGGCGAGGAGGGGTGAAGTTCAAGACAGACGCGGGGTTGTACCCGTCAGGCACAAAGCTGGGAACCACGTTCGTCCGGCCAGCGCCGTAGTTCGATGGGATCGTCTGGACTGCGCGGTTACCAAACTGTGCGGTGCCGCTTGTACCAGAGCCGGTGCTGTACACAGGCGGGCCATCAGGTGTGAGCGCCCGCGGCGGCCCCCGCTCAAAAAACGCCACCTGCTCCTCTGGGGTCGGCTGGCGAGGGGCTGCAGGAGGAGGCGTGACACCCTGCGTCAGCAACGCTGTGCCCTGCGGTGACGCAGGCAGTATCCCGGCAGGCACGCGAAACTCGGGCACTGGGGCTGATGCGGCGGCCGCTGGCGGCGATACAGCAGCCGGCTGACGCTCAACACCCAGAAGTCCCGCACCAAAGTCAGCGAAAGGCTTGGCCATGATGCCCAGTGCGCCCCCGATATTTGTCGCCATGCTCCGCCCCATGGCCATTCGAGAATTAACTGCCTGCCCGAGCACCGACCGCGCTGCAGCACCTACACCTCGTGCACCACCTTCCGCACGTTGAAACTCGTCTACTACATCCTGCAGTCCAGCGCGGATCGGACGATACGGCGCAGCAGTAAGCACCGAAACCGACGGAATATCGGCGCGCGTCGGAGCCAGTAGGGAAGGATCGGGCACCGCAGGGGCCTGAACAGGCAGGCCGCGGACAACTGTGAGGGGGCGGGTAGGGTCAACAAGCCCTGGCGCCGTAGGATCGCGCCTCTTGCGCAGCAGGTCGTCGGTCGCCATCAGCCTACTCCTCGATCAGTGCTCCCACGCGAAGCCGCTCCGGCCAAATGCCCACGTGGAGGGAGAGAAAATTTTACGCAGGGTATCACGCTTTGCCTGCGTCACCATCTCGTCGAAGGTATTGCGGAACTGGTTCGCAGTCGCCAAATTGCCGACATCGCTGTCGATGTTGCGCAGCGCGCGGTACGCTGCCCAGTCGAGCAAGCCCAGATGGTACTGCTCGGGTACCTCGGGCGCTGCGTCCAGCGCCTCGATCGACAGAGGCTTCAGCGGCTTGCGGATAGTACGCAGGTACACAGTATCGGTGTAGTCAGCGGTGGGGACCGGGTACACCCGCAAGCTGACGATCCCGGACACGCCGGTCTTGATGTCAAGCTGCTCGTCAGACGCCCACGCGACAGGCTTGCCTGGGCCAATATCCGGGAACGTGTCAGGGTCGAAAAACAGGGTGTCAGGGACGGTGTACGCCGACAGCGCCGAGTGCCCCGTGCGCGCAAGGTCGGTTACGTCATTCCCGTACCGGGCAGAGAGAACCACAAGGACCGACGGGTGCAGGGTGTACTGCGACACACCGGCCGACAACGTGACCTGGGTTACTGCAGGAGTAGTTGCATCTCGTAGCACCAGCCCGATCGTCGCCAGGCGCATCTGCGCTTCGTTGATGTACCGCAGCAGCACCTCGTCAGACCATAACTGGTCAGCCGGGCCAGAAATGATGCTGGACCGGTCGCGCAGGATGCTCTGACCCAGCTCGTCAAGCAGTTCCTGCGCGGTCATTTACGCCTCAGCTGACGCGGCTAAACGGGTACATCTTCTTCGGCCGGTAGCCGATGACCTCCAGCGACTGAGGATCAACAACAGGCACAGACGTGACTGCGTTGCTCAGAATCTCAACCACGCCGATAGGCACGTCCATCTCCTCGCCCGGCCGCAGCATGTACCCTGTACCGTTGTCGCCCACAAACAGCCCGGTCGGAGGGATGTTCTCGTTCTCCTCCAGGACGATGCGCACCCGCGCGGGGGCGGTGAACGCCGCGGGAGTCACCGCGTCGGTAAGGTTGGGTTTAAGTTCTGCCATGTCCTTACTCCTTCAATGCTTTCATGAACGCACTGTCGTACGACTCTGCAGTCGCAATCTTCTCAAGGTGCTTACTCAAGAACCCGATGACTTCTTCGGATGTCTTGAACAGCATCTCAACATGCGGGTTTTTGTAGCTCCCGCCAACAGCACTTGACTTCATGCTCTTGGCGTTGGCGGCAACGATGTCAGGGTCACAAAAGCTAACCTCGTAGCCATTGGCAAGGCGCTCTATCTCGACCTTTGATTCAGACATCACTGCCGCCTCCAACCTACTTAGCCGATCGCTTCCCAGACGAACGTCTTGCTCGCCACCATCGTGGTGGCAGTAACAGTGAACGTACCGTCCGTGCCCACAGTGATGCCGTTGGTCGTCTCCAACGTGCGAGTACCCGCTGCGACGGTATGAATCGAGCTGGCAGCCGCCATGCCGGTCAACCACTCGTCACTGATACGGTCGGTCACATTGTGAAACCGCACAATGCGCGGCACAAAGCCCACGGTGAACGTGGCCGCAGCCGCAGCACCCCCATCCGTCACCACATACCCGGTGGCGTGGTTCACGATCCCGGCGCTGTACGCCTTCGTGTTGGTCGTCAAAGCCATTTTCCGATCCTCGTGTTAGGGTGAACGAGGGAGGAAGGTACGCCCCTCCTCCCCCATGTCATCAGGCAGTGGCGCCAACTTCCAGGATCGCCATGAAGGCTTGCTGGAGGATGACAGTGCCGGTCCAATATTTGTACCCGACAGTGCCGCGCTGAGCCAGCGGGTCGCCCGAAGCCGGCTTCGGATTCACCACCATCGGCGTCATCGCCGACTTGCCCTTCAGCGGCACGATGCCGAACGCATCACGCCCGAAGAACAGCATCGGGTACACGTCGATGGCCGTGGCAGCGTTGGTCGTCGCTCGCAGGGCAGCGTTCGCGCCCCCTGCGTCGGCATACGGCGCAATGACCGTGCTCGACAGGAACCGCACCTGCTCGATCGAGCCCATCTCACCTTCCATCGGCGAGGTGTGCGGGCCGTAGTCGGCTACCGGCTTCATGCCGGCCACACGCAGGTCAGTCTCCAGGTCGGGGTGGCACACGCAGAAGTACGCCGCTTCCACCGACTTGGTGTTGAAGTCCGCACTGGACCCCACCACCGAGCTGATCTTCTTGGCGTTCTGGCGGTTCAAGGCAGTCGTCACACGACGGATGTCTGCCAGGACAGGGGCAGTGGTAATCAAGTTGCGCGAGGCCACAGCGCCGCCGCGGAACACGTTGGTGCCGGCCTTGAGCACGTTGAAGCGCAGGGTCTCCAGGCCGATCGCCGCCGACTCGCCCAGTACGCTGGTAGCCGCCTTCAGAACATCGTCCGTGTGGGTGTCCTCTACCACATCGGTAATGGTCACAAAGTCGCCGTACTGCGCCAGGGTAACGGTGTAGTCCTGGTTCGCCATCTTGCTGCCGGACGGCGTGACGCCTTCCACCAACGGGGTGATAGCGATCGGAGTGTAGAAGTTGCCGGTGCCCGAACCTGCGGCGCCCGTGGCACCGGTCAGGAAGTAGCGCCGAAACTTGGCGACGTTGGTGTTGTTGGTCGGCAGCGTGTAGGTCTGCCCAAACCGCTCCAGCTGCAGGTACGGCGTTGCCCGCTCCAGCATCTGCACGCTGGCCCACGCGGCAACGGCAGGAGAAATGTCCCCGTAGGAAGTGATGTTCGCCATCTGTTAGCCCTCAAAAAGTTCCGTGTCAAGAAGCTGAGGCGAAGCGAGCAAAGGCACCTTCAAAATCGCCCTTGTCCGGCTCTGCCGCCGCAACCGCCGATCGCTTGGAACTGACTGGGGCCAACGTCGCAGCCGCTTGTTTGGCTGACGTAGGCAGCTCAGTTGCCGCTTTCTGCTGAGGTTCTGGAGCATGGGGAGTTCCCGTCTCCTTCGTATAGCGGGCCACCAGGTCCGCGACTTCCTCAACTGTCCCGTGCTGTATAACATGTTGGTACGCAGCGCGCAAGTAGGGCGGCTGTTTTTCCGCCCACGCCACCACACCCTCACGCACAGTGTCGTACTCCGGCACCGCACCCCGCAGCTCAGACAGCTGGGCCTGCTGCAACAGCCGCTGCAGGTTCTGCTCCATCGGGCGAAACACGCTGGCCACTTCGTTGAACACGTAGCGCACCATCGCCGCCTGTTCAACACGCCGCTTGATCGCCTCAGCCTTGGAGACCTCTGACCACTCGGACTCATACGTCGCAAGGAACTCCGCTTCTTCCGGGGTGTACCCAGGCAGCTCGTCCACCGGTGCGGCGGGCTCCTGCGGTGCGGGCTTGGGAGCCGGGGCCTTGTTGACCAGGGCTGCAAGCCGTGCGATCAAGTCCTCATCGGACACCTCGTCTGGAGGCGGAGCCTTCGGCTCAGGCGCAGGCGCAGGCGCAGAGGAGGGCTCAGGGGCGGCCGGAGACTCCGCCTCGGGCTCGGGCTCGGGAGCTGGCTCGGGAGCTGGCTCAGGGGCGGGCGTAACCGCCTTCTCGGGCATGGCGAACTCACTGAACGCGTCACCAAACGCGTCAGCATCCTCCAGCGGCGAGTCAACTTTCGGCAGATCAGGCATCGGTAGTCACCGTGTAGCGGGCTTGGGTTTCACTGAATGTCGGTGCAGTTATTCTACTCTGCAGCGTCCTCAACAACTGTACTCTGGCGGCACGATCAGCAAACTCGTCCGCCTTGCAGGCTATCAACATCTCGATCGCCTGCAGCTCCAGCGTATGCAGCCACTGCACCACCATTTTGATCTCAGGCACGTTGCGCTGCAAGCGCAGAGCGGCAAGCTGGGCCGCCTCCTGTTGCTTCAGGTCAACCATCGAACGGTACTCCCTCGGTACTGGGCTGCTCAGGCTGCCCCAACTGTGGCGCCTCGGCCCCGCCGCCCAGCCTCAACTGGCCCAGTGTTGCCTGCACCGCATCAATCCGGGTCTTCTCGGTCGTGGCGATGTTCTTCTGCCCCTGAGCAATGTCCTTGAACGCGCTTGCAAGGGTGTCACGAATGGTCGCCTGAATCAACTCGGCCTGCTGTGCCTCCTGCTGCGCGGCTTTCTGCTGCGCTACCTGTTGCTTGCGCGTCACCTCCGCTTGACTCAGCAGCATATCTGTCAGGTCACGCACTTCAAAGCGCTTCTCGACCATCTTGCGCGGGTCCACGTGCTCCATTTCCTCGGGCCGCAGGGTCGCTGCCAGGTTGTCCACCTGCACCCCTCGAATCTCCTTGGAGATCAGGCTGGTAGCGCCACGCGCGATGACGTTGAAGTCCCCTTCTGCCTCCGGATGTTGCCCCAACTTGCGACAGAACCACACTAACGACTGGATGACTGACTGGGTGAACATGTCGAAATTGCGCACGATGTCCTTGAACGGTAGTGCAGCATCTCCGCGCAGCATGGACGCTCCGGCCGCCGTGCGCAGCGGCTCACTGGGGCCACGGGACATGTCGCCGCCCGTCGCCGGCCCCACGAACGTCTCGGCATCCGCGAAGTCCATGAACAGCCTGATGACCTGCAGCAGCTCCTGGATGTGGCTGTCGATACTGATGTTGCGCACTGCCGGCTGCTGTGCGTCCCCGCCCGACCCCTCGCGGTACCACCGCTTGTACGCATGTACACTGGTCAGGTCCTGGTCCGGCCGCAGCAGATCAGTGTTCAGCTCAAGCTGCGGGCCGCACACCACGCTGGCGTTATCCAGCAACATCCGGGAGGCCGCACAGACGCTCAGCTGGCTGTCGCGCATCACGTTGGGCAGGCCGTTGCCCAGGGGGCTGGTGTCGTCCTCATCGAAGATGAAGGTGTGGCATGTGTGTACATCCGCCCCCAGCGTGTACCACGGCGAGATGATGACCGCGATGACGCTGTTGCCCACCATCCACACCTCAGCCGGCAGCTCGTCATCCGGCAGCATGTCCAACGGGATGTCCTGCAGCCCGGCAGCCATCAGGTGCTTCACCTCGACCGGACCGTACCACGTGATGACCTCGTACCGCGTGTGGTTGGCCTTCGTCTCGTTGACGTTGATCTTGAGCCCCAGCGTGCGCAGCTCGGTGTCCACCTGCCGCGGCCTATAGTTGCCGGACTGCCCCTCGCCGCGCAGGTACGCATCCACGATGTGCCCGAAGAACCCCTCACGCTCACCCAGCGCCCGCACCTGCCGCTTGGACATGATGCGCCGCACGAAGTACCCGTCATCCGACCGCAGGTTCTTGGCGCTCATGTCGGGGTAGTAGTCCCACACTGGCAAGAACTCAAACTGCGGCTTGTACTTGATGGCCTCTGTTTTGAACGGCAGCCCTTGCTCGTCGAACACCCAGCGCACCTGACGCTGCGTCCGCGCGAACGGTCCGAGCAGCACGCCGGTGCCGTACAGCACGCCGGACATGACCACCTGTCGGTTGAGCGTGATGTAGTCCTGTGTCTGGTCCCCGCCCAGCTCTTGCAGGTAGTCGTCGATCACCTGCGACAGTCGCTCTGCCCGCTCCGCGGCCAACTCCTGCATGGCGCCGCGCAAGTCTTTCTCGGTCGGCGGCGTCTCGATGCCCGCCTCCTGCTGCTTCTGCATGAAGGTCTGCAGCGCCTGCATGACATCTTCCTGGCTCAGATCAGGCTCTGGCCCCGCGGACAGCGCCCAGTTGCGCTCGTTGCCAGGGAACATCAGGTTCATCACCCGCGCCACCACGCTGATGGTCTTGACACGGGTAATGCGGGGGTACGCCTTCGACCGGTCGTTGCCCAGCTGGCGCTCGATCTCGGGGTCGTAGAGGCCCAGGTACTGGCGCAGGTTCCGCAACCACCTCTGCTCCGCCTGCAGCCGATCGGAGATGAACTGGTTGAACAGTCGTGTGTACTTGGCCGACACCGGTGCCAGGTCTGCGGCTTTGACAAGCGGCGGCGGGAGGATGATCTGCTCTATCTGCTGCGCGGGTACGGACATGTGTCTACCTGAAGTGGTACGTGTTGACAGGTTGTGCGGACTTCAACGGCATCCGTGTGCGTCGCTCCGAGCGCTCGGTCTGGTGGACATAGTACCGCGCAAGATACCCCAGCGCATCCCCTGGGTGACTGTACGGCCCAGTCTTGTCTGGCTCAGGGCTGACCACCACACCGGTCTTGGGGTCCAGCTTGAACCGCCAGCCGCCCTTGAGCGCCCGCACCAGGACCGGACACTCCGCGGCGTCGATCTGGAACGCCGCCCCCACATCCGTCAGGCGGGTCGTGTAGTGCTCGATGGATGTCAGCCGCTGAGAGATGCGGTTGTTCGTCTCGTACTTGACCTGGAAGTGCCGTTTCAGCTCATCCACGACGGTCTTCTCGTCCCGCTGCGAGCGCAGGGCCGCCGCAGGATCAGGTGCAATGATGACCTCAGCCTCCGGAAACCGCCGCCGCAAGTACGGCCGCAGCCGCTCCTCGATCAGCCGCTTCGCCCCGTATCCGGACTGCACCAGCTCGCCGTAGACCTTCAGCCGCCCGTGCAAATCCTCCTGCCCGAAGATCATCGCGCTGCCGGCCAGGCCAGGATCGAAGCCCACGACTACCGGCGAACTCTTGTCGTACTGCAGCGGCCCGCGGGAGAGGTGCAGGTCAGGGTTGAAGGTGTCGATCACGGGCTTCCCCGCGGCGCTGTAGCCCCACTCTGCGTCCAGGAACTGCTTGATCCACGCCGGCTTCTTGCCCTTGGCCTGATTCGTGTAGTACCCACGCTTACCTGGCAGGTTCTCAGTGTTCTCAGCTTCGGCAGACAGGCCAGAGGGCTGCTGAAAATATCTGGCGTTGTCCGGTAAGCGCTCGAACAGGTACGAATACCACTCGTTATCTTCAGTAGATGGGTTACTCGATCCCCACATTCCCCAATTGGTTGCACCTCCGTCCTTCTCAGGAGGATACCGGCCGCAACGTCCGGCGAGCGCGTCCATGATTGTGAGCGGAATATTGACGAATTCATCTATGATGGCGAACGTCACCTGCATAGATAACACCCGTTCAACGTCGTCGGGGGTGTCCAGGGCGCGGAACATCACCTCGCACTCCACGTCATTGAACCGCAGAATAAAGTCTTTATCTGTGGCTTTCCACTTACCAGCTACCCCGTCCCTGAACCACTCATGCCACGATCGTAGCGTGGTGTCACGCAGCTGCGGAAACGTGTTACGGACGATCACTGCCCGTGTCCGGCGTATGCCGTCTGCCTGTGGCTCCTGCAGCTTGGCCATGTGGATCAGCTTGAAGAATAGCCCTGTCGTTTTGCCCGATCCCAACGGGCCCACGATCCAGTTATAGAACAGCTCACCAGGGAGGTAGTGCTTGATGAAGTCACGCACCGTAGGCGGTGGCGTGTAGACAATGGATTCGGCCATCAGAGGTTGATCTGGATGTTCATCGTTGGCGCCCCCTGAGTAGTGTTCTGCGGGGGTTCAATCAGCCCCGCAACCCGGAAGGTGTGTTTCAGCAGGTCAGCCCGGACAGACGGAGGGATGCCGCCTGACGCGTCGTGGATCATCGTCCAGCTGGTCTTGAGCAGCTCGTCGCACTGCAGCTGCGCCTTCAGCTTGACGCTCGCACCCTCCTGCTTCACCTGCTCGACCGCGGCGGCCAGGCTGCGCTGGAACACCGGGTCTTGCCGCAGGACTGCCCACTGGTCCTTCGTGATGCCGTACGCCTCGCAGATGTCCTTGAGCGGAGCGACACGCAGGGCAATCTCGATCGGGAGCGTCGGCGGGTACGCTCCAATCTGTGCCGGATCATTCGGGCGCACTTGCAGGGCCGAAGCTGCCATTTTCGCCTCTGTAGGGTGTTCATCCCTAGTCTTGCCGCAACTTGGGGCGGCTGTCAAGTGGGTGTGGCGTGTGTAGGTTATTTAAAAGTTTGGATTGTTTAAATTGGGGAAATTTTTGAAAACTGTGTGAGCTACCATGAAGAAGCCCCCCCCACGCGCCCGCACCC